GCTGGAGGTGGTGCGCACGCCCACGGGGCGCCTGCTGCGCCTGTCCAAGCAGAAGGACGGTGAGGATGAACTGGAGTGGGGCTTTGACTTGGACGTGGTGCGCATTGGCATTGACGAGGACCTGGAACCCATCACATCGTGCGTCGTGATCGAGGCTGCGCTGCCAGCCGTTGGGGGTATTGCTGATAGGAAACTGGGCCCGGTGGAACTCGTGGTGAACGCGGTGATTCAGGAGTTTGCTACAGCCCAGACCAGTGGTATCGAGGTTGGGCCGGTGCTTGCGGAGGCGGTTAAACGGCTGCCGCCTCCGGAAGACAACAAACGTGACACACGCAAGCAGCGTGCAAGGCGGGCGCTCGAAGCGCTCACAACCGGGGACACTGCACCCTATTGGTTGGCTGACGATGGCTGCATCACTATTTGCTGAAAGGGTTCTACCGTGAAACTACACCACATGCCGAGCGACCAAAGCCCCGAAGAAAAGTACCTGATTGATCAACTAAGGACGTTGCAAGAACAGTACTTCGTAGCGGCAAAACCCTTTGTTGACCGCCTTGCGGCGTTGCGAAATGCCGCACAACCCCGCTATTACATTGAACTTGAGCCCGGCGATAGCACGTTTGTTCCGGGTAGCTTTTTGCAATGAACGCGCAGTTCCGTGCGGATTGGGCTTGCAACGTGCAACGACTTTGCAACGGTGCACCGTGTTGCAAGGCGGTGCAGCAGCGAAATTTGCAACGCAACACAACGTGTGTCTAGGACACGTTGCATGCGTTGCACGTTGCAGGGCCTTTTTGGGTCGAATGAGTAAATAATTACGCGAAGGGACTGGTATGCAGAAACTTGTAGCTTTCAACGAGAACGGGGCGCGGATTGGGGAAAACCACCCGGGCGCCAAGCTGCTGGACTCGGAGGTTGATCAAGCGCTGGAATTGCTGGCGGCTGGACTGAGTTACGCCGAGGTCGCAGAAAAGATGGACGTGAGCAAATCCTGTATCGCCCACATCGCAACCGGTCGGCGGCGCAGTCAGACCGTGGCACGGGTTGTGCGCGTGTCCGTGGCCAATTAGCACAGCGCTAAAGTCCCTGACATGGCAAATCACCACTTCGACTGGAAACCCGCTTTCCTGGCAGCACTGCGCAGCATGCCGGTGGTAGCCACCGCCTGCGAGATCGTCGGCATTGAGCGCAGCACCGCCTACCGCGCCAAGGACGGCGACGAAGACTTCGCGGCAGCCTGGGACGACGCGATGGAGCACGGCATCGACAAAGCCGAGCAGGAGGCCTTCAGGCGGGCCGTGGTTGGCTTTGAGGAGCCTGTCATAGACAAGGGCCGCCTGGCCTACCGTTACGAGCGCTATGGGGGTAAGGGTTTTCATGTTCATGCGCCTTCTCCAGGAACATCGACGTAGACGGTCGTCGGGATGTAGGGGAAAGTGATCGGCACCAAGCTGTCTTTGCTGGCGTAACAGGCGCCGCTCGGCTCGCGGAAAACCTTGCCGTCCATGTTGTAGGCCTGGCCGTCGAACCTGTCGGCCTGTTTGAAGACGTGGCTGCAGCGTTTGTTCTGAAAAACGCCGTCGCCGACATCGCTCCATTCGTCGTCCTCGCCGGTCAGCGGGCCGAGCGGCTCGAAGGCCAGCAACTTGTCCAAGCACCGGCGAGCGTAGCTGGCGCTGAATTCGCTGTGCCCGTGGGTGCTGAACACCAGGATCAGTTCCTTGAGCTGCGCGTTCATCAGCGCCTGCATTTCGTCGCCATCTGCTTTGGGCAGCTCGCGCTCGGCGTGGGCCATGAGGTTGCCGGGCTCGGCCCGGAGGATGCGCCCGCAAAGGGCAAGACGACGGGTTAGGGTTTTTAGGTTCATGCGCAAATTTTAGCAGGTTGTAAAGGTATTGCAGCAAGGTACCTCGCCTTGCTACCCTGCCCGGCATGCTCACCGTGTACGAGATCCGCAGGGCCAACCTGCGAGGGCTGCAGAAACAATGGGGCGGCCCGACCAGCCTGGCCAAGAAACTGGGCCACAGCAATGGGTCGTACTTGGCCCAGCTCATTGGGCCAAACCCCAGCCGCGAGGTCAGTGAGAAAGTCGCCCGTGAGATCGAGGCCAAGCTCGCGCTGCCTGTCGGCTGGCTGGACGTTGTGCAGAACGACGGGGGTCGGGCAGTGGACGACGAAACGCTGTCCACCTGTGTCGGCGCAGTAGCTGCAGCGGTTCGTGACGCCGGTCTCAAACCAAACCCCAAGGTGTTCGGTAATCTGGTGTCACTCGCCTACGAGCACACCAAGCTGTCGGGGCGCGTCGACGAAGCCTTCATTCAAAAACTTGTAGGGATCATTGGGAAATGAGCAATCACGAACTCCAGCAACGCATCCAGTACCTGGTCGAGCACGGCGGCATCGCCGAAGACCCCCTTACCGAGCTGCATCAGCGCGTGCGCGTGCTGACTTGGCTTGTGGGCTGCGCCCTTGTGCTCAACCTCGCCCAACTGCTGGCGCGTGTTTTGTGATCTAAATGCAACACTCAGGGGAAAAAGCCCCACGGCAAGTGGGGTTTTTTATTTGCGTGGGTTTTAGCATGTGCTACAGTTCGTCATCGCAACAAATTACCGGAGAAACAAAATGATACTGAGCCAAGCCCAAGCAGAAGCCGTCTACAGCGCGATGGCAGCGTTGAATAACGTCGGAGGAGAATTCGATAGATTTAAGTTTGAAGGCGGAATTGTCATCATGCAATGCTACCGCTGTCCAGACATCGAGATCATGGTCTACGGCCACACTGCTGAACAATACCCAAACCAAGCCGCCTTCGCCACCGCCTACACCCTGAATTGATCACAGCGCCAAGGCTCCGGCCTTGCCAGTGTGATTTTATTTTTCCCAACGACCTTAGCATCCGCTACACCTTTACCAGAGAAACGAACATGAGCCACAAACACCACACCCCGTGGCAAGTTAAAAGAAGCGTCGACTACAGCGGTGCACAGGGCTACATCCCCCATCCTGTAGTCATGGGCGACGGCGGCAGTATTTGGGTTGCCGAGGTAAATCCGCACCTGAAAGACCCTGAAGAAGTCGCTCGAATTATGGCTGCAGCACCCAAGCTGCTTGACGCCTTGAACGGCCTGGTAGCCGCTGTAAAAAGTAGAGGCGTCCTATCTACCGTAAAAGCGCTGGCCAAAGCAGACGCAGCAATAGCTCTCACCGACGAAACCTAAATATTTTTCCCAACCACCTTAGCATCCGCTACAATTTGTTTATCAACCCTGAAAGGACCCAACCGTGATCTCCGTAACTTTCCAATTCAAAACACTTGAGGGCGCTCGCGCTGCAATGCTTGAGATCCCCGAGTCCAGCCTGGTCGGCAACGAGGACGCCACTGTCGCGGTGATAGGCCCAAAGCCGATCAAGGCGAAGCCTGCGGTTACCCCCACTGCGGCAGAGACCGCTCCTGCGAAAGCAGAAGCTGCTGCGGGATCCCCTTCTGAAGGGAAGGCTGAAGCCCCAAAGCCCGAGCCGGTGGCTACGATCTCTTCGGAGAAGCCCTCCGAATCAGTCGCCTATCCTGTCTTGCAGAAAGCGGTGTTCGCCTTGGCCGGTAAGTCCCGCGACGCCGTGGTTGCCATCGCCGCCAGCTTCGGTGCCAAGACGTTCAAGGAGCTGCCCGAAGCCAAGTGGGGCGAGGCACTGGCCGCCGTCAACGCCAAGCTGGCAGAACTTGAAGGGGCCTGATCATGCGCTCGTCGTCTTTAATTCTGTCGCCGCTGGCCGCCGCTATGGCGTTCAGCATGTCCTCTGGCGATACGCCAGAGCCGCGGGCCCTGCCCCGCGCCTACCGCCCGGCTAAGGGCAAGACAAACGCGCTGAAGATCCGCCGTGCGTCGATCAAAGCCCGAAACGTGCGCAAGCACAAAAGGAACTGCCGTGGCTAGCCTCGCCCACTCCACCTGGGGCGCCAGCAAGTTCGAGAGCTTGATGCTGTGCCCCGGCAAGATCGTGCTCGAAGCCGACAAGCCCAACAGCACCAGCAAGTACGCAGCCGAGGGGACCGCAGCCCACCAGCTGCTGACGTGGTGTCTCGCCGGTAGTGATTACCCTGCTGGCACCGACGCGGCGGCCTACATCGGCAAGACAATCGAAGTTGACGGCTTTACGTTCGTGGTCGACGACGACATGGCCCGCCACGTGCAGGTCACCCTTGACTACGTGAACGACCTCAAGGGCGACGACGGTTTTGTGCTGGTCGACCAGAAGGTCAACTATGCGAAGTACCTTGACGTGGCCGAGGATCAGGCCTGGGGCACGCTCGACGTGGCCGTGCTGCGAGGCGACGAGGTGATCAGCCTCGACCTCAAGTACGGTATGGGTGTCGAGGTGAACGCCGGGTACAACACCCGCGCACTGCCGGGCTTGAAGGTTCCTGGTGGCATTGCTATCGGGCCGCAGCCAAATCCCCAGCTAGCCCTTTACGCGCTGGGCATCCTCGGCACCGTGCAGGGCATCCTCGGTGACTTCACCCGGGTGCGCCTGGCCATCAGCCAGCCCCGC